GTCTGAGCAGCTACATTTGTAAATTCTGCCATAAAAATACTCCTTTCATATCACAAAAGGACAGGTCTCAGCCTGCCCCTCTGTGTAATACGGCATAAGCCGACATAATCATAAAGATTAAGATACTATTATTTACTTTTTAAATATTCCGGTATGCTCATTCTTGGAAGCTGATGTTTCCCTACGGACTCTTTTCCGAAAAGGCATTCTTCCGGTGTCCATCCCGCTCGATACCTATAACTAAGAACTTCTTTTCCAACACCAAGTTCTTTTGACCACTGCGACAATGTTTGCTTTTTTCCACCATATTCAATAAATGAATTATTACGCTTATTGTTCGCCTGTTCTTCCATCGGTATCCATTTACAATTTGATGGTTCATAATTCCCATTTACGTCTATTCTTTCAAGTGTAAGTCCCTCGGAATATCCGTTTAAATACGCCCATTCTCTAAAGCTCCAAAAATCAAGCCATTCATCACACATTTTTATTCCTCTTCCGCCATAATTTTTATAGCTGGGAGTATTTTTATTGTAACATCTTGATTTTATGGAACTCCACTTTTTATAAAACTTCCCTGTAGACTCTCCATGACAAGACCTTGTTTTTTTTGCATAATAGCTTCTAAGACATCCACAAGAAGTACTTGTACCTCTTTCAAGATTATATTGATAGCATTCAACATATTTTCCACATTCGCAGCGGCAAAGCCATAATGTGTTTCTATTTTTTTTGCCTACTATTTTTACAACCTTTAAATTTCCAAATACCATACCTGTTAAGTCTTTGGCTTTGTGCCTACAGCCGCAACTCGTTATATGTCCGTTTCTTAAACCTTTTCCGCTTTTTACTACGATTTTCCCACAATCACACTTACATTTCCAAGAATGATAACCTTTTTCACTCTTTCCTGCGTATTCCAACACTGTAAGCATGCCAAATTTTTCACCAGATAAATCTTTTATTGCCATGTACCTAACCTCCTTCTTTTTTTTTATATTATATCAGAAATTAGGTACATAAACAATTCTAATTTTTCTGTCAAAAAAAATTAACAATTACAATTTCCATTGCATCCGCATCCAGAATATGGATATGGAGCCGGGACTACGTAGGATGGCACAGGCATAGGATTTATCCTACGAATCAGTTCTGCTGTCTGCGCTTCCTGGTTTGCCGCAATGTAAGCATTCTGTGCGGACTGAGAAGCCGCCAGTTTAAGTGCCTGATTCTCTGCTCTAAGGTCTGCTGTCTCTTTCTGGCAAAGATAATCAAGAATGGCACGGGTGTTGCTGTTCTGATTGTCCAGAATATCTCTGGTGTTGTTGTTCATTGAGTTCTGGATTGCACAAGTACTGGTAGCCATATCATATCTGATCTGAGCCTGTCCCTCCCTGTTGTCGCAGCAACACTGAGCTAGCTGTGCCTGCAAAGCATTTGTGTTCTGCATATTTGCTACAGTGTCAGCGTTAATAGCCTGCTGGATGCCAAAGCCAGTCTGCATGATGTTCGTATTGATGCCGTTGAATCCGGTAAGCATACCGTTGTTCACTGCATAGAATCCATCACAGAGGCCGTTATTGATTCCGTCAAGTTTGCTAATTACTGCGGAATTGTCAAATCCTCTCTGAATATCTGCTTGAGTAGCTGCTGTGGCTACATATCCGCCGCCGTTTCCATTATTGCCCCAGCCGTTGTTTCCCCATCCGAAGAAAGCAAAAATAAATAAAACAATAATCCACCAGCTACCATCTCCACCAAACATGCCGTCATTATTTCTACCATTTCCAGTAGCAGCGGCAATATCTGCTAAGCTATAATTTCCATCCATAATATAATCTCCTTTTTGTGTATTTACATCAATCTGGCCAGATTGTAATGTACTATTTCATTCCTTTCAACATGTGTTGGAATTGCCCTGCCATCTGCTGAACTTGATTAAGCTGTTGCTGAGAAATCCGCCCGGACTGTAACATCTTCTCAACTTCTGCTTTCGGGTCTCCCTTAAAATTCTGCTTAAACTGCATAAACTGCTGTATCATCTGCATTGGTCCGTTTCCCTGCGGCATTCCACCACCGAGGGCGTTAAATAATGGATTACTCATCTGCTTTTCCTCCCTTGACTGCTGATTCCTGCACGGTATTAGCCCTAACAGGTTCAGAAAAAGAATTTAATCGGTTTATGATAACTTCGTATTTGCCCTTTAAATCATCATATTCCTGTCTGGTGACATATTTATTATCCATGTTCTGAACAGGCTGTTTAGGTGGCATCTGAGTGCCTACTTCATGATACTCAAACGTCCGTAACGGCTGCGGCATACCGGAAACGTCTGTGGATTTTATAAAGAATTTTTCTGATTCTGAATCCATTAGTAAAACACTTGTCCCGGGTGCTACCAGATAGGATTTTGCGCCGACTTCGCCGGATACCCACAGGATACCGCTATTATTCTGCTGCGGTTGCTGTACTGGTTGAGCTGGCATCTGGACAGGCTGTTGCTGGAACTGATTCATTTGCCCAGGGACGCCAAAGCTATATTGATAAGGATTATTATATAATGCCATCTTATACACCGCCTTTCTGATTATATTTTTGCACAGATATGTCAATCTAAGAAGTTCAAAAAAGTATCAAAAAAGTGTTGACATATCACCCACTGAGTGGTATTATAATATCAGAAACAGAGAAGATCAAAAAATCAAGGAGGAAACAGAAATGAAGAAATACAACTTATCAAAAATCATGAAAAGAGCATGGGAACTGGTTAAAAAGTCAGCATTAACTATTTCCTCCGCATTAAAAGAAGCATGGAGGGAGGCGAAAGTTGTTAAAGAGACTTTAATTGAAAAACTTACAGCAAACCTTGAAGAAATGCTGTACGGAAATAAGTACATCACAGCAGGTGTGAACCGTGTTGTCACTGTAAAAGAGTGGACGAAAGGTGACGCCAAAAGAGCATATCTTTCAATCAACTGCTACTCTTTAAACAGAGCCTTTAAGGGTTCTTATAAGTGTGGATATGTAGATCTTATAGCAAACAAGTACGTCTGCAGTAAATGGGACGATGTAAATGCATCCGAAAAAGAATATATTGCATAAAAAGAACTGCAGTAAATGAATATGGAGTGACTATTGATTAGGTACAAATCAGGAGGAAAAAGAATGAAAATTAAAATCTATTGTAATTATGGAGTGCTGGCAGCAGAAAAGAGAAAAATTTACACATACGGAATGCCACATCCCACAGCTACTTGCTGGGACGAAATGACAGTGGAAGTCCCGGAAGGCTGGGAAGTGTTCGAAAATTCCATGGGAAGCTTAATGGTAACAACTCCGTGGAGCTGGGTTTGCGGGATAAACGAAGTTCTTCAGGGAAACGAAAAGCCGTGCTTTTATGCGCTGGATAACAACATGAACGGACACCGCGAATATTTAAGAGTTTTAGACAAGGAGGAGAAATAATGAAGTTTAAAGAAATTCGTTCATTTTCCGGATTGAGCCAACAAGCTTTTTCCGAAAAATATAAGATTCCCAAAAGAACAATTGAAAACTGGGAGGGCAGTAAAAGAAATCCACCAGAATACGTAATTTTATTGCTTGAAAGAGCTGTAAAAGAAGATTTTGCATAAAAAGAAGGAGGGGTAAATTGCCTCTCCTTTTAGCATACTTTTATAATCTTACTGTTTACTCTTCTGCTTAATCTCTTTACGGTAGATATGCTCACATTCATCTGTTCAGCGCAGTATTCGAGCGTATATTCCTTGCATCTCAACCGGAACAATCTTTCTTCGTCCGGTGTGAAATTACACTCTATCAAGAATCTGTCTATATCTTTCTTTGTGAACACATATAATTTCATGAGCATACCCCTTATTAATGCTAACGTTGATTCTGCGCAAGATAATTTGTAAGCTTCTGTTTTGTTTTTTTTAATTCTTCTACATTATTCCCACTAATCTGACTGTCCAACATGGTTGATAACACTTCCAGGATTAATGAATCTCGTTCTGCAATCCTCCGAAGGCTTTCATAATCTCGTCTATCATGTTCTTCCAGTGTCTCTACTCGCTTATTAAGTCGGAATGCCGGGGTAATCCATTTAAAAATTACAGCTGCCGCCCCTCCGACAATAGACACCCCTCCGCAGATAGAAAGAAAAATCTGTACAAATTCTGATATGCTCATTTGCTCTCCTTTTCCCAGTAATATACCGGGATCTCATTTCCGCTATTCCATGTATCGTAATATTTTCCATCCCGTACTGTCACCACATGACCATCTATGCAGAGAATGTACGTGCCTGTCGGATGGTCTGTGCAAAAATCATTGACTGTATAGATATATCGTTCTGATTGTTCAATCAGTTTGCGTCTGTACCCACGTTTATAGAGGTACGCTCCCCAGACATAATTTGCGCTTGGCATATCTGACAGAGCGCACGCCTGTATCATTAATCCGGCAAATACCGTTTCCCAGTCAAGACCAGTTGCTTTGCATATTGCTCGGACAACGCAATCTCCGACTCGATTACCGGCAGGATTCGGATTGTAATATTCCCATCTATCCATCAGTCAATCCCCTTTGCTGTTTTATATCTCTTCGCCGCTCCTCTGGCTTTTGCGGCATTCTGGCGGTTCCACTTCGCTATCATGAGCCGGTCTTGCAGTTCCCTCAGGTCGTTCTGCTTGCAGTAAGCCTTGTATGCAGCATTTTGTTTCTGCAAAAGATAAGACTTCCGGTCGAGGTCTTGTTGGAGGGCGAATTTTACCTGTTCGTCCTTGCAGTTATCAACCGCCGCTTGCATTCCAAGGACTTCACGCTTTGTTTTGCGGATTCTTCGCTCATAAGTGCGTTGTCTCTGTTCTTTTTCGTACTGTTTACCTTTGTCAGCTTTGTCCTGTGCTGATAATTCCGCATAGGGATTAAATTCTCCATCACTGGCTCCAAAACTATGCCGACAATTGACCCCTGACAGTCCACTTGCCGTTCCATATCCGGTCAATGAGAACGGCGGAAATTTCTTGCTCTTGCCAGAACGAGAGTATATCTTTCCTTGCCACCATGCGTGATTTCCCGGATTCTCACCGCCGTCACCTGTTCTGGCTCCCATGTGAGCACTGACCAGAACTAAATCCCAGTTCATTTCTTCCATGCGTTTTAGGGATATATCTCCGGTGGCCTGTGCCACACCAGTTCTGACAGAACGCGCTACTGCTGTTTCAATCATGTCTTTTCTGCCGGATGGATATGTGACCGTAACACCATCACTCACAACGTTATTAACCGCCTCTTTGATGGCTTGCGTATATCCAACTGCCCCAGTCATTACATGATTATAGGCAAGGTCGCATTGCTCAATATAGAGCCTCTGAGCGGCACTTGCAGTTGTTCGTGTAAAGTTCTTCCACTCGCCCATAGTCGCAAGCATATTCCGCTCCATGAGTCTTATCATAGCTGGTGACTGTTCGAGTGGTGCAGGGCTAAGTCCTGCCTCCTTGTATACCTTGTCATCGTAGTTCATCGCAGTAATTCCAGCATCCTCAAACGCCTCAAGGAGTTCCTGCTGTTCACGTTTGGTGTATCTGGATAATTCTGCCAGAATGTCCTCTAGCAGCTCACCAGATTCCTGTAGTGTTCTGATTCTCCACGCATCGGCATTGGTCAGAATATAGTCCTCACCTCTGCCAATTCTTGTCATCATTCGAGATACAATCTCAGAGATGATGTACTGATGCAGTTCTTCTGCTATCTGTTCACTGCCCTCTGTAATTTGCCGTAAATATTCTGGGCTTAACATAACTATTCATCTCCAAACAGTTTTGGTTCGTCTGGCTGGGCTTCTTTGACCATTGCTTTCGCTTCGGATTCTGTCATATTTTCGAATTTGACATAATACATCCAAGGAGGACAGTCACCCTGTAAGCGATACTTCCACCAATTGTCTCGGTCTCTCTCATAAGAATATGCCATTTCGCCAAAGTTGCACTGAACTTTATATGCACCGACTGGAGCCAATCCATATAAATCTGCATATACGCTCAACGCATATACTACTTGTTTTATGCTTTTGTCTAATTGGTCTCTTACGTCCTTGATAAATTGTACAGACCTCTGTTGTCCTGCTTCTACCTCTGTGGCTGTTTGTATTCCGCTTTTTTCATTAAATACAAAATATCCATTAGAGAATCCGACCTTATATCCAATCTGTCCAAGGAGGGCGTTTATGCCGCTTATACGGGTATCTGTGTTGAGGACCGGATTGATTTCTTGATAAAACTCTTTTTTGTCCTGTCCGAATACATTCTTTACATAATCTGGTAAGCTCATTTCTAAGCATCTATGTTCCATTGCCTGTGGTGTCATAGCGGAGACAGGTGAGCCACTCGGCATCAACAATCTGTCATCTGCCAGAACAGTTCGCTTAGAATCAAGAATTTCTTTTGCGTTCCTGCTATATGCAATGTCGAGGTCTTTTAACTCCTCAATGGCTTCGGCAAATATCGGAAGTCCCAGTGGCGTACTAATATCCACGTTATTTGCCTGCGGTGTCCGCAGTACTCCGTACAGAGGCCCGTCCAGCTTCTCACCGTTCGCCTTAATAATCGGCGGAGTGTCTGCCATTAGGTCAGCCCACTTTGTCTGTTTAAGGTCAATCTTGTCTCCGATGCTTTGAGGAGATTTTGATACATAGGCTCTGTTAGAAACATAATACGGATAAGTTGTCACACCATCTATTGTAGTCTCAACAAATCTATGATATTCGAGCCTTGTGTAGTATTTTCGTCCAACAGTATAAGAATCCTTGAATATAATCCCTTTGATCTCCTGATTGTCGTAATCCACAATCATCACATCTGCCGGAGTGAATATGTCAAGGCTCTCACCGTTTGGCTTAATGAACACTGTTCCGTAAGCACAGCCATATTCTACCCAGTGCCGGATTTGAAAATATACCTTGTCAATCTGCTCCTGCAACCATGCTGCCCTTGCAGAGCCATCTATCTGAATGCCGATCGCCAATGTTGCAAGCCGAGCTGTCTCTGAGCAGACGGATTTCGCAAAATTAATCGTCTTGATATTATTCTTTTCATCCAGCCATTCCGGCACTCCCCTGTAAATGTTCGCGCACCGGTTAATCAGTGATTCCATTTCTGGGAATTCTGCCGCCTGGATATTAAAATCCTCTTCGGCTTGTTTTTTGAATATCATGTTAAACCACCTTTTTAGTGTTGTTATAAGTCCCATTTAGTCACCATTTTTCTTTTAGCTGATTTATTGGCGTCCCGGCAACTCCGGCACTCTCTCCGCTATCTGTTGCTTTGAAAAATGCATTCGGAATCTGTGGATACATAAATTCAAACATGAGATAATTTGCTGCATCGCAAAGATATTCTGTGTTTCCAGTTTCTTTATATTTTTTAATGCACATATCGTGTGATTCAAGTGCATCTACTAATTTCATTCCAAAGTTGTCTGCTGCTGTGCCATATTTGTAAAAGCTGACTTCTACTCGATTCTGACGCAATTTGTCAAATCTATCCGAATACTCTTTCGGTAGTTCTATTCCTATTTTACTCATTATGCATTGTTTCCTCTTCTCCTCCATAGCGACTCTGTTGCATATCTACAGGCATCGATTAAATGGTTATTCTCATCAGGATATCCGCTTATAACGTTTCCGTCTTTATCTCTTTCGTATTCGTATTCCGAAAACTCTTTATAAGCATTAGGCGTTCTCTTAGGGTCAATAACAATAGTTCTTGTTTGAAGCCATTTCATAGAATATTCCACACTCCCAGGCCCTTTTATTGCGCCCCTTGCCGGGAGTCCAAAATCTCTATAATCATTGATTGATTTAGGTTCAGCAGAATCGCAAGTAATAGTATAATCATCATATTTTCTTTTTAGAATCTCGTCTGCTGATTTCCTATTGCTCCATTTATTTTCGCAAATTTCATCAATGAGATATATCTTTTCAGTGTTATGATTGTAATACAAACGAATAAAAGCATACGGATCAGGAAAAAATCCCCAGTCACACCCCTGAAATATTTTGTCCATGTGACTGATCTCTTCATCTGTAATATCTCTGATTTCCAGATATTCAAATACGTTTCCACCGTCACCATTTGGAACACCCAGGTATTCATGCTCATAGGCTTCTGGATTGATTTCTTTCAGATGCGCTGCATCGTCAATAAACTTCTGTCCGAGCCACTCCGCCGGAGCTTCCAGATAACTCGAATGATGGATAACTCTTTTCGGGTTAGGCGTGAGCTTGATCCTGTTTACCCAGTTTGATTTTGATTTTGGTGGGTTATATGATGAAAAATCATAGGATTCATCGCCACCACGAAGCACTGACTGATTAACAGAACGCTCCTGAGTGTCTCCCTTCATTTGATCTTTTTCCTCTTTCCAGAGGATTCCAATGTATCCAAACTCTGGCTTAATAGATTTCAGTTTGGTTTCATCGTCCAGACCGCGGAAGTATATTGTCTGTCCAGTCTTAATATACTTGATTTCAAGTGGTGACACCTTGCATTCAAATTCTTCCGTCAATCTAAGTTCGTTGATAGCCCATTTCATGTTAGCGTATACAGAATCTTTCAGAGTACCGGCCACCTGTCTTGTAATGCAGGCGTGCATCTGAGGATTATTCTTGATAAGTTCAACAATCTTAAAGGCCACAAATGAAGATTTCAGACCACCTCGACCGCCCTCAAATACATATTCAATATTAGGCTTAATCTGTCGGTTAATATCCACGAATGCCTTGCCAAGTACTCTGGCAGGAAGTTCATATTTTTCATCATCGTCTTTTGAAGCTGCTGTTAGCTGCTCCCATTTTTCGATAGCCTGTATATTTCCATCTGCCGCTTTTTTATACAGAGAAGTTGCTACGACTGCCATGTTATTTGCGTCTTCGTCAGCAATCCCCATTTTTGCAAGTTTCTTTTTTGCAGTACTTGATGCAGGACTTTCGGCTATAATTTTTACATAATCAGAAAGGGCTTTTTTTTGTCGCCTAGAATATCCAGATGCAATACCGCCTTTTTGTCCGTTTCTCACGGCTTCCTCACGGCTTTGATTGCTTGTAAATGGTTTTAAATTTTCCTCGTTTGCCATCCTATCAACATCCAATCATATCCTTTCTGAATTAAAACACCCTAGCATAGTTATAGTTATATATACTATAATACCACACTAGGGGTTATGTACCTCTACACCACTTTTAGTTTTTTATCAATTTTATAATCTTCCGGTCAATTTTGCCAAGTGATAATATTCTGCCATGATCCTGCGCTTGTATCCGTAGAAATCATTTTCGGATACTGGAATATCCCGGAATCGTTCCATTGTCCGGTATCCTATGCAGTTCACTATGCTGTCGTATATCTGCGTTTCTATGCCTGGCGCATATTTGATTGACACTTGCAGAAGATTGTACTTGTCATTCTCGTCAAGGTGTCTGAAATGACTTTGAAGCGCCGGTATATCATCCGGCGGCACTCCATAGTCGGTTAGTGTAGCTTTTCTAAGATTCATTTATTTCACCTTCTTCATTCAACCTCCAGTCACATGGTATGCCTTGAAAACATTCTGGACAATGTTCGTAGAATCCGCAGCCTCTGCAATCCGCTGGCTGTCCAGTGCAATATTGCTGTAGTACGTGGTATGCTGATATAGCAAGATTTGGCGTTATGTCTGGTGTAGGTTTGTCTGTCATGGCTTTTCGCTTCCTTCCCAATCTAATTTCTGCCCACAGGAGCAGCAATATGATATCGTTCTAAACAATCCTTTTGCTCCGCAGCAAGGACAATCACCTTTTGTCGTATAATATCTGCCAGAAAAATCAAGAATAGATTTTGTATTATTTGGTTTCATTGGAATCTGCTTTTTCAACGCTTTAATGGCTCCCATTCTAACTTCATAAGTACAGTTACCACCATAGGCTGTATCACCATAGCTTAATTCTTTTAATGCTTCTTCTGGTTTCATTTCTTCATCTCCTCCAACTTCTTCTCTATCGGATTAATAATCTCTTCCAATACCTGTTGTTCATAATTTTCTTTCCAGAATTTTTCTCTTTTCCAAAATGGAGCTTTTCTAATCTCATTCATTAAATTAATACACGCCATTGCTTCCAGCATTCCCCAACATCCATCACAGGCTCTTTCATTACACCAATTTGTGAATTCTTTAAATTTCATTTTTTGAGTTCCTCCAACTTCTTTTCGACTTCTTCGCGGGTGAGAAATAAAAATTTTCCAAATTCATTGTCATAATATCTGCAACAACGTCCCCTTTGTGAAACTGACTCTGCAAAGTAACATATATTTCCAAATATGCTTTGACAGATTTCTATTTTTTTAATTTGACATTTTGTATAATGACTGTCTCCTGGAAAAAGCAAAAAACTTCTGTTCCAACCTTACACGGCAGCTTCACAAGTAAGCCCTGTTCTTCTGCATCTTTATATTCTTACCATTTATTCGCTTCTTCGTAAGTCAAAATTCTTGCGTTTACGGGATGTTTCTTATCCGGTTCAGAAAGTTTTGTTTCCAGAGTATCAATTACATCAGCAAGAGAAAATGTAGATTCTTCTCCAAATATTTTATGTAGACGTTCTTCTAAGTCTTCGTAATCGCAAAGCTTTCGCGCCGCTGAAATGTAATCGTGCTGCTTAACCCAGACATCTGATTCTCCGTCTGGTGTAATATCATATCTTTCGGTTAATCTCTCCATCTACTTCACCTCTCCTGTAATCTCATTGATACAAGTATTGTAACCACATGCGTACTCTAAGCCGTCTGTATTTCTCGCACCTCTTGGAATTATCATTTTCTCCGGCAGCGGCTTCAATGGACACCAATCAGGTCTAATACTCAAATCTGTAATATCTCTATTGTTTACTCTACAGAACGGGTGAAGCACTCCGCTGCGTAAAACGCATAAAGCACAATATTTTGGCGTGGTCAATACTAATACTGATTTACTCATTCCGGCACCTCCTGTAATAGTTCTTTATTATCGAAAATATTTCCAACTTGCATAGTGCCTACCATGTTAATCCAAAACCCTAAATCTTTTCTAAGGCATTTGTCATCCGACCAATCTACATAGAATCCGACATGTTCTGTTTTCTGAGAATCAAAACAATTTTGATAGCATCCATATTTGATTGGAGCACAGATTTCTCCGAAATGATATTTGATAATATCATTCTCCCAGATTCTTTTACCGTTCTTGTCGTAAAGTCCCGTGAACTGGCAGATGGTTTCTGAAGCAACCAATTCCATTCTGCCTGTTATCAAAAAGTTGATTGGCAATATACTTGCTTTTTTATACGGCGGAACAATATAACAATATCCGCTGTCAATATCTAAATCTATGAGGCTCCCTTCAACCCATTCTCCATTATCAATCCGTTTTGCCTTAAAAAGATTTTCTCTCATTCAACACCACCACCTTTTACAATTTCGATTGCTAAAGCTATCGTCTGTTCTTTTTCAATGTATTTCAGCCTTTGCGTGCTGTCATTAGTTCCCAAACATAGTTTAAATGCTCTCTTCTTTTCTTCTTCTAACCGCTCCACAACCTTATCTACATCAAAAACTGTCGGCTGTTCGTCAATAACTGCACCTATTGCAAAATCCATATCCGAATTTCCAAGAGAGTCAATTATTTTGTCTGCATCAATTAAACGCATTTATTCATCCTCCCACACTCCCAACAACCGCATTCTCTCATACAGTACAGCGACAGTCTTGCGCCTGTATCCATAAAAGTCTTTAGGATTCATCGGGATATATCTTTCTCTGCTGATTTTCCTGTAACTTTTCCGGTACAAGATATTCTCAATAACCATATCTGATATCACCGTGTTTTTCGGGCAAGCTGACAAGGCGGCACTGGAAAGCAGGTATCCGTACTCTGCCGGAAAGTCTTTCAGCATCGCATTCAGTTTTTCAATGTCTTCTGCCGGAATACCGTAGTCTTTCAGCTTTTTGTTCTTTGTCAGCATACCGTTCTCCTTTCTAATCGTCTGGGTGGTGCTTGTCGTACATGATCGCCACACATACAAGACCAGCCACTCCGAATATGGTTCCAAGGGTGAATCCTAATAAGAATGTAATCATACAACCACCTCACTGTCCTCTGGCATCTGATAATCAATATGTCCATTTACATAGGCTTCCTGAATCATATCCAGTACTTTCATGGCTTTTGCTTTGGTGGAATATTCTCCGAGCAAGCAGCACCAACTCATATCTCTTCTTGCACTTATTACTCCACCCGAGACTTCGACATCGAATAAAAGTTCAAGTGTAGCTAAAACTTCCTTATTCTGACTTCTGATTAACATTTTGCGTCCTCCTTGTTTACTCTTTTATTCCATATTTCAACAGCTTCCTTCCAATCCCATGTGTCTGTGCAAAATGTTAATCCGCATTCACAGTGAATGGCTATTGGATTTCCCCCGCTGTCAGGATCGTAAAAAGACGGTGCCCAGTCTCTGTCTGGAATGTATACATTTTTCTCTGTATCTATCTCTTTTCCGCAAAACGGACAAGGTTTTAATTTTCCCATTTCCATCCTCACTTTCCCCATGTAAGCAACTGGCACGCTATTGTGCAGTCCTCCATGATTTCTGTATTTATTTATGTATCAATTCACCATTCTAATTTTGATACAACCTCGGTTTACCGAGGATTCGTTATTCATTTCTGTAACTGTCTAAAATTTCCATTATTTTTTCTGCGTAATCCGCCATTTCGAGAATGTCTTCATCTCTAAGATGTCTCAGTCCAGGTACGTTCCTGAACTGGTCAAGTTTATATATTGCATTTTTTATCTTCACGAACTTCTCTGCCAACTCTGTTTCTTTCTTGGCGTTATTGTCATATTCGTAGAATATTTCGTATTTATCATGTTCTCCGAACTGGTCTGTCTCGATTTTGGTTCTCTTTGTGGTGATTTTTACAATCGTCGCCGGATAAATACGTCTGTGTCGGAAGCTGGTTCCCCACCCACATCTTACTTCCCTGGCAATTCCAACGGTATCTCCTACCTTTAAATCGTCTCTGCTGATTTCTTTTAACATAATTTTCATTTCTCATCCTCACTTTCATTTAGCCAAATGCTACCTGTCCGTTATTCTGCATGACTTTTCATTTCTCCTGAAAAGCTTAATTCAATTCCCAGTTCTTCCTTGATAGCCTGCACATAATCAATCCATTCAGCCAAGCCCTGGTCGATATAGTCCGAAGCTTTGTCCATGCCTGCCATGAACTTCTGGCATCTTTTCTGACCGAATCCAAATTCATCATGCAGGACAGCTATTGCCATGATCACGCAGCATTCAGATACAATCTGTTTGATCTTCTCAGATGCTTTGTCCAGGTCCTTTCTTGCCAGGGAAGTATGTATTCCTGTTACTCCCCTGAATCTGCATTCCTTTTCGAGGGCTTCAAGACCGCCCTCTCTGGTGATTCGTCTAGCAAGGTCAAGACCATCTTCCCTGCCGCGTTCATATTCACGCATTTTGTTCATTTCTTCACCTTTCCGAACCCGTATCCTGTCGGAGCATAGGCTCTATCAGTACTCGGGTGTGCTGTTTTAAGCAACCCATCATCAATAAGCTGGTTTAAATGTCTCCAGATGGTAGCTCTGCTTGCGTCTACTTTCTCGCAGATCTCGCTGACCGATGGTGCATATCCAAAAAGTTTAAAGTAGCTTATTACATACATGTAGATTTCTTTTCTAAGTGCCTGTCCCTGCTCGTATTTATTCTTAGTGTTGTACATTCTTTCTCACTTCCCTCTGCTTAGAATCTAATAATTTATTAAAAGCAACTAGACAATTCTTAATAAACTGTTTATCATTATCATCAGGACACATTTCCGCATACTCTCCAAGTTCTATCAGACGATCAGTAGCCTGCTTGGAATATTCGTCTGATAGTTCGGCTGAATAGAAATCTTTTATAGTTTTCCAAAATTCAGTCATAAATTTTTGAATATACGGAATATCCTTTGCTTCTACTTTTATTTTTATCATCTCCTTTGAGTATTGTATACAATATACTGTATACGCTCTATTTAATTTTATTTTATAAATATAATATATTTATATTATTTTAATACAAGTAACCTTTGTTAACCGTAAAGTAACCGTACTAAATTCTGTAAACCATTGATTTTACTGGTAGGTAACCGAGTAACCGAGTAACCCTGACTTTCTCATATAGGGGAACTTTTATACTCAATATGTGCATATAAATACTCAAATATATATATACAGAATCAAAGGTTACCTAGGTTACCCGGTTACCTTTTGAACGAATTGTTTGTTAATCAAACACAATATCGTCCGTAATTTCAAAATCATCACTACAATTCACGAATCCTTTCGGAATTTCATCTACAATTTTCAAAAACACACATTTGGTGACAATTCCGTCAAGTTTTTTTGCTTTGGTCGGATAACCTCTGCTGTCAGTTTCCACAAGTCCCTTCTTAACAGCCCATGACAAAAATGCTTTTCTTGAGAATCTTCCGATTTTGCATAAATCATCAAACGCTGCGCTATAGATTATTGCAGTTGACGTTTTTTCTACCGGATTATTGTCGATAATTCCCCACCTTTCCGTTTTTATATCTGGGTTATCATCGAATTTAATTCCGTTCATGGCAATCTTATCAAGCACGAACCAGTAAGCGCGCTCATTTTCAGATACCATTTCTTTCTCTGTCAGAAGATTCTTAGCCGTCTCAATGTCAATGTACTGGCCATCATGGAACAGCTGATCTGTTGCGATTTTATCTGCTGTCAAGATAATACTCATTGATATACTCTGCTTCTGCATTTTATCATCATCCTGTATAAGGCTCTGAAAATGCTTCTGCATGGCTTTTATATCGTCAATGGGCATTTCCTTAACTACATTTACAAAATCGATTCCTGCGTACCCGTAGTTCTTTTTAAGCGTATCTGCGGTAAGCTGCGGATCATCGAATATCTTTTCAGAGCACTCAACCTCAATAATTCGGTTAATCGCTCCGCCCTGGCTGACATATCCTGCAAGCGGTCGTTCACCATTGGTCAGAATGCAGTTCTGCCAGCGATTCTCTCGGTTGACACCCAACTCCTTGTTAGAACGACTCTTTCCTTTGCCGGAACACAGGTCGTACACTATGCCCTCGAAGTTATCCCTGATCTTGGCAGATACCTTGGAAGTATCATCCAGAATTAGCGGAAGATTATTGAGCATATCGGATTTTGCTTCCAGGGCTACATCGGTTGTTTTAAAGTCTCCTATATACCTAGATTCACCTGGATTCGCCCAGACGGAAGCTCCTAACATAAGCGTCACAGTCTTACCACCCTCAGTTTCTCCCCAGAGGTCTACAAAGAACGGAAGAGAGCCGACCAGTTTAATTAGAATACTTGCAAAGCTCGCAGCAAGCATAATCTTTGGCTCAATTCTTCCGCTGGCACGAACCCTCTTTACATGTTCATACCACTCTGCTCTGCTGCCACCTACGCTGATACTTTCATACAGTTGTCGGAACCTCATGTCTCCATCGAACACAATATCCTTGTCATAGGGAAGAAAATAATCCCTGATCCACCCGATTTTACTTGATGAATATTGAATATTGATATAATCGTCATTTGCATTCTCAACGTCTGACAGATACCGTACGAGGAACTTCGCATTCTCAGAAGTCACTGAAATACCAAGCGCGGACAAACCAACAATTTTACTGGCTGATGCAACCATGGTTTTTGGTACAATAACCTCGGACCATTTATTATTTCTCTTATAGATTAGCTTTATCTGTTCTTCCCCGGTCTCCAGATTCTTCATTCGTTCGATTGGAAGAATAGGATGATAACAAGCTATAATATCCGGTGATCCTGGATTTGTGTTTGATATTCTGATTCCGTCATCATCTGCTATCCAGTTAAGACATTTCATTCTGTCATATTCACAATCGGAGAAATTAGTCCACTGGTCCAGCATAGACAACGTCCTATTGCTTTTCTCTTGCTCGATTATCTGTTTCTGAACCTTGGTGTAAGCTTTTAGTAAATCTTCAAATTTCTTTTTAACTCCAAGTGCTTTTGCCCTGTCTAGAAGCGTCAATGTCAAACGTGCCTTGTAAATTTCATCTTCTTGCTTGAATATCTCATTAAACACTTCTTCTTCCAGAATTGATTCCGATGTGAGTTTATTAATCTGTTCCATTTTCTTTAATCACCTTCTTCCAATCCTGTTATGAATCCATGCTTATATAATGCAAGCTGTAATTTGTTCCATGCTTCGCACCATCCATCTGATAATGGCTTTGCTCTGCCAAGAATAGACCTGTAGAAATCAATATCGGACAAACATTCCTGCAATTCTTCATTTTTCTTCCGTTCTGCTTTCTCTCTCATTTCTTTTTGCTTCTGAGCGTGATATATTGCCATTCTGGACGAAAAATCAGGTTTATGGTATGTTCCACCAAGAATCTGAAAGGCTGTCTTAAAATCGCAATTATCCATATTCTGAACGAAAGTAAAAATATCTCCTGACGCGCCACATCCGAAGCAATAGTAGCTGTCTTTGTAAATTTTCAATGAAGCAGTACGGTCATCGGGGTGAAATGGACAACTGATAAAGCCAGCTCTGTTCGGAATCATTCCGTATCTGGCAAGAATATCTCTCATACTGTTCTGTTGCTTAATTGTTTCTTTGTCCATCCGACAGAATCTCCATTATTCGTTTTCCAGTATTTTTCTTGTCACAAAATAGGAACTCAACGCCATATTTTCTCTGCATTGTGCAGAGAATTTTGTACAGCGTATCGCCGTGCATAACTTTCTGTTCTTGTTCGATCCAAACACCATTTTTCTTAACCCGCTTCTTCGCCCTGGGATTCTCCCACCAGAGAACGTCATCCAGCTTTTCGATTCCTTTCCCGTGTTCGCATAAGAAGACAAGTTTTATTCCTGCTTCATTTGCCCGGATAATTTCAGCACGGAATCTTTCATGCTGCTGGCATACATTGCCACATAATTCAGAGAGATTTTGCTTCCGGTCAACAACCAGTCGAGGGTTGTCATAATTCATATAATCCCCGACATAAAGCTTTGACACGAACCATTTTTCTCCTGCTACATCAAATGCTTTCTTAATGCCATCAATAACTTTTTGATGTTCTCTACTGTCAATTTGTATCATGCAAACGGCATCTCCTCGTCGATACCATCAGGAATGCTCATAAAGCCGTCCGGGTCGGCTTCTGGATTCGGTGTAGGTGATGCTGTCTGTGTCTGTGACGAACCTTTGCTTTCGCCGAATTCGATTTCCTCGACAACAATATCTGTTGTATATACCTTCACGCCGTCTTTATTCGTATAGGATCCTGTCTGGATTCTTCCAGATAAATCTGCTTTCATTCCTTTTGTGAAATATTTTTCGATAAATTCCGCAGACCTTCCGAACGCAACACAATTAAGGAAGTCCACTTTCTGATCAGAACCCTCTTTTACAAATCTTCTATTGACTGCAATGGAAAATCTTGCGATTGATGTTCCATCATTTGTATATCTGACTTCTGGATCTCTTGTAAATCGTCCTGTAAGAATAACTTTGTTCATTTTTTATTCCTTTCCACTATGCTGTTTATCGTACTCAATCAACATTTTGAGACATTTTTGCCCTTTTTCTTTTGTGAGTCCTTTCACATCGTCTACCTTGAAACGAGTTTTAATCTGTTCAAACAAGTTAGAATTCGGATATTTGTCAATGATGTTCTGGATGCTCATTACATTTTCTGAAGTAATCATCTCAACAGGTTCTTTTGATTCTGACTTTTTAGCTGCTGTTTTTCCGCTGCTGCCTGTATTAGTAGAATCACTGTCTTTGTTGTCATCAATGCAGAACAAACCATTCAGTGCATACTTTCTTGCGTAAGATGACGCTGTGCCTGTAACCTGGGAAGAATCCATGCCTTTTTTTGACTCTTCTTCCCTTGCATAAGCAACTGTTACGATTTCAGAAGAAGAATCCTCTGCATCTTTTAAATGCGTTTCTGCTCTTACATAGATTCTGTCCCCGACCACTTCCATCTGATCAGTGATACATAACACTGTCTTTGTTTCTACCAGAAGCGGCTTTACTGCTTCAAGAATGTCCTCACAACTTCTGTATTTATATTTCCCAAATGAGTTATACTGCCCTTTTGGAGCTTTCAGCTTTGACTGAATAACTCCTAATTTTTCATAGATATTCAATTTCAATCCCCCTTGTCATAGACCACGCACTTACTGGCTTCTACAATCAGTAAACTTGCAATGTCTTTCATAGATATAGTTGATTCGTTATAGATTTCAACCAGTGTGTTGTATGCTTCTGGAGTAATCTTCACAACCGGATTCTCCTTTTCACTGATTGTTTTCTTCTTTTTAGCCGGAATACGGATTTCAAACTTTTCCATTGTTACCCTCCTTAGTTGCTTTCTGAGCCACTAAAAGCCCATTTAAAGCCTGTACATAGCTTGCCAATGTTCTTGCCTTATACTGTTCTTCAATCGGATTATCCGGCACTGTAGCAAGCTGTATGTCGATTAATCTCAATACTTCCTGAATGCGTTCGTCCATACTTACACCGCCTTGAAAAAGCAATACAGATTGTCTGAAGCGTCCCCGAACTTCTCTCCATCGATATCTTCTGCTTTGTGGTATTCCACATGGTCAAGAGACATATCGCAGTTTTCATAATCCAATATGTGATCTCCTCTGGACTGAAGTTCTCTGAGAAGTTCATTGATACATCCTGCTATCTCCAGACTAGGAAGAAGCTTCATAATTGCTATCTGTTTACTCATTTGGACACTTCCCATCTATCAGAAGTTCCAGCAAGAATGCTTTGATTTTATTAAGCTTTTCACGGCTTTCTTTCTCGTAAAATGGATTAAAAGATACGTTTTGGTACAAATCCCATTTAAATTTGTCTTTGGGAAGGCAAACATCTTCCTTCCTTTTGAGTCCAAATACGCTCATACCATAAATTGAATAGTTGAATGTGGCACTTGCTGTCGGAACTTCATTCGCAACTCTTTTACAGAGTCCATAAATTTCGTCAATTTCTTTCTCGAACATTTCTTTATCCTCCTTATTCCTTACTGCCAGTCTGCTTTCATCTGGCGAACCGCCCATGCTGCCGAGATGCCAAAAAAGATGTTCAGCCAAATAGGTATGTCCACATATTTCCCGGCAAGCATACAAACAGCAATCAGCGCATACTCTTTCATTTCATTTCTCCCATAATCCACGCCAGATTGCTTGCTACCAGTGCGGCTGCGGTCACAATCCATGCAGTGAACCATTTTCTTGCTTTTTTTCTACTTTCTTCGACAATTTCTGTCGCAAGAATGAACTCAAGTTCGTCCCATGTCGGAACATTTTCACATTTATTTGTGCTATTTCTGCTCATATCGTGCTAATTTCTCCTTTTTAGTATTTACAATTAGCAGATACGAAGTTATAATTAACCTGTACCTACTAAGTGTGGTTTAGTGGGTGCAACGCTCCGGGGCGGAGGTGTCAGCTCCCTCCGGGGCACTATCGCTTTAATGCTTCTTTCCCTCTCCAGATATATCCTGTTTCTTCCCAGAGTTTTCTTGGAGAGATAACAAATTCTATTCTGCCAGAACCTTTTCTGTCGTGAATCACTTTATTCCCACGATACGCCGTACCGATAGGCAGCCATCCATAGATGATTCCTGCTCTGACAGATGGTGTAGGAATGCCTGTCATTTTGCTCACGTCTGATACTGTCAGGCGTTCGTTTGAAAACTCCGGCATCTGTGGAATGCCCGATATGATTCTCGCAACCTCTGCGGCGAACTGATGAACTTCTGCATTTTCTTTGATGTAAGTATCAACTTCACTCATTTCATGCTCCTTTCATATTTGTTTTTATGAATTTTTTTTACCTTTGCTTTCTTCTTTCTCTTTTGAGTTTTGAATGGAGATTTCTTTCCGGTAAAATGCGTAAAATTATTTGCTCCCATTATTTATCACCTATTGTATTTCCTTTCCCCTCTACCTATAATGCTTTTACAGGCACCGACATGCCGAGTATAACGAAAGGGGAATTATATGGTTGAAACAATCACTCGACTGTATCACTGCCACAAGATTCACAAGCATGTGACTGTTTATGAAGAGTATGAGGTTTCTGGTAACAGTCGCCGCCTACTGCGGTGCTCATGTCCATATCATCAATACACGGAAATGAAGCCGCGCTGTGATGGGTATAATGACCATGGTTTTCAATGTGGTTATGCAAAAAATCAATAACCAGGCTCACTAACTCATCTGGTCGCTCACTTGGCGATAGGTAACAGTAAAGCCGTAGGTCACATTTGCAACAGTCTCCACCAGATTCTTTGCAGTGCTGGCTGACGGCTTTATTAAATTGTAATGCGTCCATTTATGCTCCTTTCTACTCAATACACATTTGAGCATTGCAGTCCCTGATGCACATTACTGTATTGGTGCATGGATGCCAATTTCTGACATATTCCATAGATTCTTTAAATCTCAGCTTAGGGATGTTATTACGGGCGTTTACTGCGAAGTAAGTCTTTATATCCCTGTTGCATTCAGCAAATACTTTCTTGCCAATTTCCTTGTAAGCATTTGACTCTTTCCCACCAAGGTGAGCAATTACGACACTTGACACTAAGTCTCTAATAGATTCCTGCTGTGCGTAGTCAATAGTCATGGTGTTTTCAAGTCTGTTAAGCCGTTCTTCGTGATCTAAGAATCCTGTCGCAATAACCTGTATCTGTTCAACTGTCGTCAGTGGCTTCTGGTATGAGCCTGTCTTTCTGATTGTCGGAAGAACTTCATCCATAACCCATGATTCGAATTTCTCTGCCGATGGAAGTTTCGATTTCATAATCAATCGGTACAAATCTCCCTCATTTATGTATGACATTGACTGAATGCCACTAGATGTAGGGGTGTCACGTTTCGTTACTCCCTTACAATGGTCAAGAATGGCTTTCCTCGGATTACTGTATCCAAGTGCTTTCGCAACATCTGTTCCAACAAAATACGGTTTCCCGTCAATTTCTATTGTTCGAATTTCTCCGAACTCCCCTGAATTAAAAATCTGTAATTCGTTCATAAGTCTCCTTTCTTGTGATATACTCCCTATAGATGGGAGGTGATTAAATGATAACTGGGAAACAATATCGGCTAATGAAGTCCGTTCTTAAAAATAACGGAACCACTGCACAAGATACCGAGAATCACGAAATGTATAGATACTTAGCATCTAAAGGATTCTTACGTAAGCAACCTGTGCGTGGATATGAAGGCTATGTGGTCACTCAAGACGGTGAAGTTGAAATGAAAATATATAGAGAAGATACTTACCGTTTTAAAGTGACTACTGCGATCTCATTCATTGCTCTTATCACAAGTATCGTTTCCACAATTTTGAAATTCTGTATCAAGTAGATCGTCTGCAAGATGTCCAAGTGGTATTCTTTTGCCGGGTTCCAGATAGATAGGATTTGGAAGCTCTAATCCATTCGTTTTCCCGGTAAGAATCGCCACTTTTAACTGATTTACCTGTTTCTGTAAATCTCTTACATAATCAAATAGATACTGAATATCTGTTTTGCTCAACCGTTTTCACCTCCATGTTAAGAACTTTCTTTCTGTGCCTTATCAGAATCATCTGGCTTATTCTCAGAAAAACTTTCCGTCTTACCGAGAATATATCCTTTGTCAAACTCTGACATATTAGGAATCGCGTCTTTCAGCTTTTCAATGATTCTTTTTTCTTTTTCAGACATATACTCACCTCTTTTCTTGTGATATACTCCCAGTAGATGGGAGGTGATTAAAATAAATCAAATTATTTCAATTTTAAAATCGGCTAAAGGAATCATTACGTTTGAAAATGTTTCTTTTATCCTTGGGTTAATAGGGTCTGCTGGAACTGCTTGGCAATTATTTCAATCACGGCGTAATCTTCATTTAAGCTTGCCTTATTTTGGATATAGCCCAGAAAAACAACTGGCTTTGGCTTATATCCAGTTCGACAATCTCTCAAATTCCGTAATATCAATCACAGATGTCTCCATTGTTATTAACGGAATTACATATCCATGCAATAAGTTGCCAACTATCGTTGCTTCTTCAGACCGGAAAATCGGTGGAAAAACCGTTTCTTCCGACAGCTTGTACAACATGTCTCTTCCGGTTTGTTTGTCTGGATATGGTGGAAGCAGCGGCTACTTTGTGTTTCAGATTCCATTAGAATCTGTTCCACCTGACTCCACACGCCGGACATTTTTAATTTCGACCAGTCGTGGCTCGTCATTTCGAGTTGAACTGAAACCTGACCGAGAATATTTTCACTGACGGTGCAGTCTAACATTTTTCTTCACCTCCTTCGTTGTACTTTGTACACTCTTAATATAATACTATGTACAACTTTTGTCAAGAACTATTTTTGTACATTGTACAATTTTTATTATTTACTTTTTTAATTATGTGGTGTATAATCTTATTTGAAAGGAGGTGTACGAATTGAAAAACAGAATAAAGCAAATAAGAAATTCTAATCCTAATTGGAAGAGTCAAGATTTATTTGCAAGCTTTTTGGGAATACCAAAGGCAAATTTATCTAGTTATGAAACTGGAAGAAGAACTCCTACAGACGCAGTAATTCAATTAATCTGCGAGAAATGTTCTGTAAACGAAGAATGGTTAAGAAATGGAACTGGAGAACCGTTTCAACCAGAGAACAAAAACGATGAAATTTCTAAGTTGTTCGGAAATGTTCTAAAGTCTAGTGATGATGATTTTAAATACCGTCTCATCAATGCTCTAGCAAAGCTGGATGATTCTGGATGGGATAACTTAGAAAAGCTCCTAGACACGATTTACGAAAAGAAATGAGAAAATAGCCAAGGGCAATGCGCAAACCCTTGGCTTTTCTTTTTAACCGATTAATGTTTTTATGAAAATGTATATTGACCTCAGCCAACATCTGTTTTCTATCTTTTGTATCATTTCAATAATTTCTTTCTTATAATCCATAAATAACCCTCCCTGTCGCAACTACCGCCTACATTACAGTATATGTCCGGTTTGTGGAAAATATAACCGAACATTCGTTCGTTTTTGCTATTATACCACCTATTCCGACTCTTGGCAACTGCCAATGATATACGTGAACTTTCGTTATTTCATACACGAACTTTGCAATCTCAAAGAAAATTATGCTTTCACAGAAGAAAAATGCGAGATCACAAACTTTTCTGTGGACTTCCCTCAGATTATGGTTCGGCGCAGACTTCTCCTGATATGCGGCACTGGTGATCTGCACATCATTGTGATTGTTCGGGACAATCTTTAGCGGAATATGTATCGTGCAAAATATCTTAAATACAATTAGAAAGAATGCAAATATCTTAAAACAATTATTTTTCATAACAAATCACTCTTATTCTTTACAAATCATGTTATCTGCGATAAAATAATAATACCACATAAAAGCGTACTTTTGCATGACACTTCAAAATCAGCAAGAAAAATGTAAAAATCATCAAAAATGGCATGATTTAAAGAGTATGTGCAAAGCGTAACAGGAGGAAAAAATGTATGAGTAATGAAAAGACAAAAATCTGCAAGCACTGTAAAATGGAAATCCCAGCAGGAGCAAAGATATGCCCTCATTGTAGAAAGAAACAGGGCGGCAAGCTGAAATGGGTAGTTCTGGCAGTCGTTGTTATCGGAGCTGTGGGTGCGGCTTCTGGCGGAAGTTCTGACACAAAAACTACAACCACTTCTACTGCAAAAACAGAATCCAAAGAAGTAGCAACACCTACACCAGTAAGCTATACCTCTGTATCTGTAAACGATATGATGTCTGCTTTGAATGATAACCCGCTTGGAGCATCAAAGCAATACAAAGACCAGTATTTAGAAATCACTGGAAAACTTGGAAATATTGACGCTTCTGGAGACTACATTGACCTCATGGCAGATGGTGATTTTGAAATCATTGGCGTACAATGTTACATTAAAAATGATGAGCAGGAGTCAAAAGTTACATCTATGAAAATGGGTGACATGGTGACTTTGAAAGGAAAATGTACAGACGTAGGCGAAGTTCTTGGATATTCATTTGACATTGAAGAAATAGAATAAATAAAACCACCCCGGCATTGGCGTACCGAGGTGGCGTTTATACATCTCCGAAGAAATGTAATATTCTGGCAAAACATATTGTATCATCTTCGGAGCAGTCGGGCAAGTCAGAAAGTTTGTTCGGCTGTTATTTTTATACCTAAATACAGCTACAGAAAGAGGGAATAAAAATGGCGAAGAAAAGAAAGAAATACCCGAAACTCCCTAACAGTTTCGGAACAATACGGTACCTGGGCGGCAACCGCAGGAATCCATTTGCGGTCCATCCTCCGGCAGTACTGGATGAAAAGACCGGAAAGCCAGTCCGCCCGCCTGCAATCTGCTATGTGGACGACTGGATTAAAGGATTTACTGTACTGACCGCATACAAGGCAGGAACATATCAGCCAGGGATGGAACGAGACCTTGAGATATCACCTACAACGGACGTAGATACCCTTGTTACTCGTTTGATTGCTGACTACAATACAATCAAGGGTGTCGAGGATAAACACCCGGAAATCAAGAAATTGACGTTTTCAGAGGTATATAAGAAGTTTTACGCATGGAAGTTTCCAGAGGGTTCAAAACTTTCTTATAGTTCAAAGATAGCTTACCAGACCGCTTACTCAAACTGCACGGCTCTGTATAATCGTGTATTCGAGGATTTAAAAGCGCCTGATCTGCAAAAGGTAATTGATGACTGCCCGTTAAAACGTCAGAGTCTTATGGCGATTCTTACGCTGTTCAAGCAGATGTATAAATATGCTGTTTACTCAGAAATTGTAACGGAAAATAAGGCGTTATATGTCCATGTCAATGCTGATAATGACACCGAACATGGAACGCCCTTTTCTGATCAGGAAATGCAAGTGCTATGGAATAATACCGACGATCCAGAAGTGCAGCTCATTCTTATTATGTGTTACTCCGGCTGGAGAATCGGTGAAGTGTTAAAACTTACAACCAACTTAGAAGAAAGATACTTCCAAGGTGGTATCAAAACAAAAGCCGGTAAAAACAGAATTGTCCCGATACATCCCGCTATATACCATTTTGTCGAACAGAAAGTGCTGACACAAGATGGAAAACTATGCGTATATACTCAGCAGCACCACCGTAATGCCCTGTTCTATCCTACACTCGAACGTTTTGGGATTGTTGGCGATCCGAAACACACTCCGCATGACTGCCGGCATACTTTTTCTATGTTATGTGAAAAATACGGCGTCCGGGAGAACGACCGGAAGCGAATGCTGGGTCACTCTTTTGGTGGAGATGTTACAAACGCGGTATATGGACACAGGACATTGGAAGAACTCCGCACAGAAATTGAGAAAATAAAAGTCCCATTTGTGACTAACTGTGACTAACGGAATCTTATTTTATCAATTTTATTCATCACAATTCAGAACATAAAAATGCGCGAAACCCTTGTAAAATCAACATTCTCAGCGATTTTACAAGGAATTCACTCATTTCATTTTCATTATTCTAATTGTATTTAATTAGGGCATTAAATTAGAACTATGCAAATGTCAAAAAGTCCTTTAAATACAGTACTTTAGAGGATATTTAATTAGGAAATGTTTTTTCTTATTTGTGACCAACGTGTGTCCAACGAACTAATAGGATTTACAAAACGAAATGATACAATATGTTATAAGAAGCATGATTCCCGGGGTACTATCCCCGGGAGTTTTTATTTATGAATTTCTGAAATTCTGGTAAATGTTCCTTTTGGGACAAATTCAAAAACAAACCCTTCTGTCGGATGTGGGATGCGGATGAAGTACCATTTCAGCCCGGAACTGTCAGTTTCTGTGTACTTCATCACCTCTACAACTGCACCTTTTTTCAACTTCGGAAACAGTTTAGATAGGCTATTTTTGTTTGATTTTGTATAACATTTTGTGTCCTTTTTTATCTGTGCAATGTAGGCTCTTGTGTTCTGCTTTTTGACTGTATCTGAGTCTGAAACTGATGTTGTATTTTTAACTAAATTGTAGTTTGGAGTGCAGAATTTTGTTCCCGGGAGGTTGCTGTTGTAGTAACTTTTTTGGCACACACCACCGCCATTTGCAATAATTGTAGAGCCACCAGAAGTATTTCCTTCGACTGTCCAGAACCGATCTCCTGACACTTTGATTACGATTCCAGTGTGCGTAAATTCTCCATTATGTTTGAAAATTACAATATCACCAGTTTTCGGATTGCTGTTCAAAGTAAATAAATCCGCCATTGTCGGGCAGTAAACGTATGGCCAATGTTTTAAAAGTTTCTTTGCTGTGTCTAAGCCGAATGCTTTCATCATGCACCACGAAACAAACGCTGCACACCACGGCTGTCCCTGATAATCCGGCTTAATATCTCGCCAATATTTTGTGTAATTATTTTCTCCGGCATTTGCAGTTTTGCTATCAAGTTGGCTATTGCTTGCCTTTTCAAGATATCCAACTTCATTCTTTGCGATCTGGATTAATTTGTCAATTGCGTTCATACCTGTTTCCTCGCTTTCTGGAAAATATGTTTTTAATGCGTTATAAACAAATCTTTGCCTGTCCTTATATGCCCCGACTTGGTTCCCTGTGTCCGTCTGGCAAGCCGCATAGAGATTGTCCAATGTATATGGTTTCTGAGTCTTTGCTAAAATCCTCGTTACTGCTCCCTGTCCGCCTTGATGCCTAAAGTTCACACACATAGCTTGCGCTCTAGCGTCCGTAACACCCTGTTTAAAGGCTTCTTCTGCATAGGTGGCTAATTGTTCATTCATAAGGCTATCTTGGCATTTAATACCCAAATTGGACGAAATAAGGGCGACTATGGTATCAGCAAGCTGTGACACTCTGGAAATATTGAAGCATTCCCAATTTGCGGTCTGAACTTGTTCCAGAAGTCTGACCTTGTCTATTTTCTCCCACTGTTCCGGGTCAGCATCGTAAATCCGCTCCAGAAGTGTCTTGGCTTCGGTTGCATACCATGCTCCTGCTCCAATCGTGATTGCGTGTTCATCCGAATTGTTCTCATAAGCTTCTGTGAAGTCCGAATAATCCTGCTGTCCATAAACCTGTCCGCCGGTTTCAGTTGCATAAATAATCTTTCTGAGAACCGTTTTCTGTTCGTTTGTCATATGAAAATCTCCTATATTTTATACTGACACAATTAGACTATTTTATCTGGATAGGTATTTTGTAAATTTTATGAAAGATTCTGGAGTTAATTAGTTTCCGCTTTCGATTCTTCTTCCTTATTAACATCCATCAGCTCATTGTACTGTTCCTCAGTAATCCTGCCCGTTGCGAAGAAAATATCAATCTTATTTTTTAAATCATCTGTAAGTCCGTTTCTTTCTTTAAGTTTTAATAATGTTCTATATAGCATAATCATACCTCCAATTCTGTTAATGCTACTGCGTATTCACTGTTGACGTAGGCTTCTGCCGCCTGTAAATCAGTATCCTGAGTACGTGCGTCCATATCATAGATATAATTTCTCGTATCACCAATCTGCTGTTTTACATAGTTCCAACCGTTCTCCATTGAAATTGGATAGTTGAATACTGTATATCCGTCAAGCTGTTCGGAATTGATAAATATATTTGTGGTTGGATAATATGTTGTAAGTGCTTTAAATGCGGTAATTTCTTCCTTGGTGAGGTCGGTTTTGACAGGAGTATTACGAACTATATAAATAACGTGATTATTAGATGATAAAAAATTACGCCATTCCTCTACTGTCATTTCATCAGTATGGGCATAAAATCTTATCTGATTGTACCAAGTGTCAAAAGTTCCATAATGAGACGTTAGTGATTCATATATGGCTTTATCACATAAAGCACCTGCTATATTTGCATCAGCAAAAAATTGGAACACGCCGTTTTTGTTTTCACTTCGTTCGCTTAAATTCCAATTTTCGGTACCATTGAGAACTTTTTTCTCAACCATCCTCACCAATTTCCCTCTCTCCACATCCACATAATCCGCAATATACTGCTGACCATCAATTGTGACGTTACCACCTGTTTCTACAGGGATTGCGTTTAATGTGTATGGGAGGGTGACAGTCTGTTCGTGGTAAGGTTCGAAATCATCGTAGGTGGCGGTTAGGTCAGTGGTTATCATTGGTTTGAAAATCACATTGTTCAGTGTCGTTCCTTTGGTTATCCAGAATTCTATATGCTTTGTGTGAATACCAACATCAATTTTAGTAATTTTTCCGTCGGTGACTAAAATATTATTTCCATCGTATCGCGAAAGTGCTAAATAAGAACCACATCCAGATGGAACTCCGGTTAAATACAATGGTTCATTTAATATATGATCAAATATTCCAATTATTGAAAGTGCTGTACTCACAGTGCATGTTCCATTCAGTGTATATGTTCCATCTCCATTATTGGTACAAGTAACGCCATTCACTGTGGTAGTCTGCAATGTGGCTTTCAATAAATTCTTCCCACAAATCTTAATAGCAGGATTCACAACGCTCTTAATCTCCTGCGGATAATCAGGAGAGGGTGACGGCTGACCGCCGGTGTAGGGTTCGAAATCATCGTAGGTGGCGGTTAGGTCAGTGGTTATCATTGGTTTGAAGAGGAGGTTGTTACAATTAATTCCAGTATTTATTCTAATTCTTATGAAAAAATTTTCATCAGCTTTTATATTTTTACCATCACCTGTATCATATCCATAAATCAAATTATCAGTTCTTGCTTGTAATTCGTAAGACGCATCATGAGCTCCCCCAACTGGACACCCTGCAAGTCTAAATGAACTACAAGACACGTCCTGTGCAATATCAAATGTTGTTATCGTTGTAGCGGTCCCATTCAATGTATATGTTCCATCTCCATTTGCAGTACAAGTAACACCATTCACTGTAGTAGTCTGCAACGTAGCATTCAGCAAATTCTTCCCCGAATACCGTTTCTGCTCAGACTTCCCATACAGCATCATATCTTGAATCTTGCCATTGTCGGAATCGGCAAGATGAGTTTCACCTTGTGAACTTGCATAGAATTTGGTGATTTTGGTGGATATGTCTTCCTTTAGTGAACCAGTTTCCTTTTTCAGTAAAGCAATGTCTGTCTTGTTCTGCTCGATCTGCTGTGCCTGTTCTGTCGTGGCTCCAGGTTGTACGGGGTTCTCTTTGAGATATTTATTTACTGCATTTTCTATCTCTTCTGGAGTCAGTCCACTAATGCCTTTTTGACATAAATCGTATAAATATTTCTCTACCCGCGTAATTGGATCCGGGATATTTCCGGTATAACTCCCAGTTAATTTAGCAAGATATTTCTCTTTTCTTGTTATCGGATTATCTGCCATAGTTACTCCTTCCTGAATGAACTTTACATTCTGAGACTGTCTATTTTAATTATATCACGTAGACGATTTATAGCTCTGTACCAATCAACTAATAGTACGGTCAGGGCTGAGATTTTGAGGTTATTTGGGTGAATAAGGGCTTATTTGGATTTTTATGGAAAATGCGCTCTTATTTGCGGTTTTGGGGCTCTTATTTGGCGAAAATAATATTGAAATAAGCAAAAAATCCTTATTTTGCATCCTAAAGGAACCTATTCTTCAAGCATATATTTAAGAACATCTTCTGCCGATTTGAATGCACCGCTTCCTGATGTGTATATTGTTGCAGGAAAGTTGGAAGTCGAAGGACCAGGTCCATAATTCAAAGGTCGTGGTAAAACCGAAAATGTTCCATCACTATTTGAGGTACCAACTCCAAATATATTTCCGTTCCCTTTCACGCTATTGTGGCTCATTTCCCAACTAATGGTTTCGTCAAGAAGTTCTCCTTTCATGTTTCTCATTCTTAACGTGTACAATACATTTTTCTGGTTAATATACTGTAATATAGTGCTAGGGACTCTTTTCGCTTTAAACATAATACATGCTGATTCATAATATGAACGGCCAGATTCTTGTTTGACATATATTCCAGCTTTTTCAATATCTGTGAAATATATTTTTCCATCTTCGGTCTGATTACGAACAGAAATTTCACATTCACAAGGATATTGAGTGCCGTCATAGTCGACGTGTGTCCACACTGTTCTTACAGCACAAATTTCTTTCATTGGAGGTATTCCAGATTTTTCCCACAGTAAAATATCGCCACCATAAATCTTCGTTACGTCCTTGCCTTTGACAGGAAATCCAGTGATTTCCTGTCTGTTCAAAAATGCCTTATATATCATCCTATCATTTCTCCTCGAATGTGAAATACAATGTATCTGCCCGGTCAGTTCCTGCGGCTACAAGAGCGTCATAATCAGCTTTTTTGATTCGCTTTATGCACCTTAATTGTGCCTTTTTTAATTGTTCAGAAGTACTGCCAGGACCACCAGAGCCGTCCGTAAAATCATTAATCGTTGCCGGCGAAAATTCAGAATCCGAACCGTCCGTAAATTCCGCATAACTGATTGTCGGCATTTCTGATCGGGTAAGATTGACCGTTCCAGATATTTCGGGAGTGTATTTCCCCAACTGCTGGCTGTTGCTGTTAAACGGTGCATTGTTAGCAGAATAGGTGTCAATCATGTCTGTAGCGCCGATTTTGAGCGTCCTGCTCATGATGTATGAATGAACGTACCATTGCAGTTCTGTAGGTTCCTGATCGTCGTGCTGAATCTGCTTCTTATAGTAAAGTTCGACTGCCTGTCCAACCATGTTCAGTGGGTTTCCCTGAACCTCGGCGGTATATCCCTGCGCACGATAATATTTCCGCAAATCTTGATTTACGAATACACCATAGCAAATCTTCATAATTGGTTCAGCCCTTGAAATACCGCCATATTCGTCTGCATCCCAAACGTAATTTAGCCAGTCTTCATTTCCTACAAAGAAGCTGTTTCTGTTGTAATAAACGTTGTTATCATACGCTTCTTGCGCTGTATAGTCGCCTTGTGTAAAGCCAAAGGCTCTATTCGGGTCAGGGTCGCAAAATATAATATTCGGGAACCAGATTCTGCCCTCTTTTGCGGTAAAACTTTTGAACGTATCGAGGTGAATTTCTTCGTTGTTGTAGTATTTATAAATGTTCTGATTACCGGTAGTCTGCCCGTACCTATAACTGTTCTGGCGAAGCTTCAGGTACTCAAACTTGCCATCCCTATTCATCCATCCAAAACGGTCATTCTGCAAGCATAAATCTTTCAGAATGTTCACTACATTCATCTCATTTGAGTTATTCGTATCAGGCACATAGGTGTCGTCCCAATGCAGTTTTGTACTAACTTGTTCGAGTCCCAAAAACTCAAATAATTTATCCCTAAATTGCTTCTGAGTCAGCTTTTTCTTTTTATCAGTCGTCTGGTTTTTATACCACCGTGCAATGTCAGTATTTCGTAATTTATACAGATAATCATATGCGATAAAATTACGTGTCAGGGAATTTGCTTTCCGCTCTGCACTGTCGATTTCACCTGTGAAAATTTTGATCCTTGTTCCTTTTCTCTCGATGTAAACTTCAATTTTTCCAGAGGGGTAAAACTCTTCCGAGGTACCGTTAAATTGGTCGTGGTGAGCCTGAAACGTTATCTGATTGCAGACACAACCGCCGAAAATAAAATACTGTTCAGAGCAAATTGACTCCTGTAAAGTAATCGTATGCTGGTCGATATTTTCATTTGTAAGGTCGGCAAATTCTCCGTTAATCCAGTGTACTGTAACATTGATTGGTTCGGTTTTTTCTTCTTCAACTTCACCAGAACCGCCACTTGAACTATCATCAAATGGGTTTTTCCCGTCGTTTGTGACTTTGATTTGAAAACTGTCAGAACCAACAAATTTGGAAACTCCGTTGACTGTGACATTATAAGAAACTGTGATAGTCTTAGGGCCTGCGGTGGAACTATCGAAGCCAGAAATATCATAATCTGTGATTTCTTTCTCGGTTCCATCCTGTCTTACTTCTGCGACAGTCAGCCCGGACGGGTCAAATAATTCTCCGATTTTGTAGTAAACTTTTGACGGGAAACTTGTAATTCGGATTCCTGAAAGGTCATATACGGTCACTTTAAAAGTATCGGTATGTGTTTTGTAGGTTACTGTGATTGTTTTTTCGCCAACAGAAGAACTATCAAATCCAGATACTTCAAATCCAGTTGTTTTTGTTTCTGATGTTCCATCAGTGTATTTAACAAGGATTGACAATCCAGTTGTGTCGAATACATCTCCTTTTTGATATTCGACTTTAGTAGGCATGGTTTTTACTTCGATTCCAGAAATGTCTACTACAAGAATATTGAAATCTACGGTCTTTTCATCGAATGTAACCGTTACAGTTTTATTTCCGTATACTGACATATCCGGGCTTGATAAGGTATATCCTGTTACTTGTTCTGACGTATTATCGTTGTAGTATGCAGTAATTACAAGTCCTGCGCTGTCAAAAGTTTCGCCTACGAAATATCTGGCTTTGGTTGGCATATGAGTAACTTCAAGTCTGGTTGCCCGAATTAACCATGTGATTGTGCCAGATGCTCCCCACGGTGAACCAGAGATTTCATTTGTTTTTTTGTTCAGTGTGATATTTGTTGTAACAGGCGTGTTAAAAGCATTTTCCCAAATGACCGTAACGCTTGCAGGAATAGACACGTTTGTAAGTTGTGTTCCGCGAAACGCCTGAATGCCAATAGTTTGAACGCCGTCAGGAATTACCAGATTTTTAAGTGAAGTATTGTAAAACGCATTATCTCCAATGTTTATAACACTTGCAGGAATAGTAATTTCCGTGATTTTCCCACAGTTCGCAAAACACGATGTTGGTATTACTGTTATTCCGTCTTCAATGGTAACTGTTTTTAAAGTACTAGAACATGGTGTAAAATGTGATGTTCCGGTAAATTTAACCGTGCTTTTTAGCGTAAGATTTTCGAGCGCAGAAAGCAATTTCGTTCCATTTGTTCCGTCAATGGTTCCGCCGCGAATTATCAAATTCTTGCAATTTGGAATAAAAATACCGGATGAATTGAATATGGAATCTGCATTTCCGATTTCAACATTATCTATTGTCGCCCCTGAAAAAGCACCGGATGATAACGAAGTCAACGACGTTGGAAAAACAATGTTTTTTAATTTTGGACACTCATCGAATGTGCCGCCCTCAATTGTTTGTAAACCATCATGAAAAAGTAGTTCTGTTAGATTAGGACAAGAGCGAAACACACCTCCTAGAATCGTTTTAAGCGATGATGGAAATTCAAGTTTAGTTCCTAAAAAAATTGAAAAATTTCCACGTTCGATTTCTGCGATCGTGTTTGAAAAAACAATGCTTTCCAATTTTTTGAATGAGGAACTAAATCCGCTCCTAATGCCAGTGATTCCGTCTCCAAAAACCATTTTTGTGCATCTTTTATATAAGCTGTCAGGGATAGAAATGTCGGATTTCTCTAAACAATCAGATAAACTATATGTGAATTTTCCAGTTCCAGATATGGTCAAAGTATTTGTATCAATGTTGAATTCGGCTGTCACATCTTCGTAATTCGGAGAACCGATATGTATCAAAAGAGAACTGTATACTGTGACATTTGACGTAATTGCCACGCCAAAATATTCTACATTAATAGGAATTACACCGGCTTCCAAAAGCACCTTATTTTCAATTGTGTATCCGCTTGTCACTTCCTCTGAGCCGTCTGAGTATTCTACAGTTATATAAGATACCTTAAGATCTAATGCATCACCGACAAAATAATATTTGCCTAGACAAAATATGTCAGAGATTCTTTCTGGCTGCATAATAGTAACTTCAAACGTGCAAGTGAAATTACCGTAAGTGACAGTTATTCCGCATTGCTTTGGAGAACTACTGTCAAAACCAGAATATGTACAATTTTTTGTGACATCTAAAGTGTTTTCGTCACTTGCCGTTGCCGTAATCACAATGCCTGTAGAATCAAATTCTTTTCCTATGTGGTAATTTACCTTGCTTGGCATTGTGGTTACTGATATGGCGGTAATAGAAACTTCTAAGACGGAAATTTCAAACGTTGTGGTCTTGCCAAATGCAGTAACGGTTATGGTCTTTGTACCTGCAGAACTGCTGTCAAAGCCAGATACTTCAAACCCAGTTGTTATTGTTTCTGCTGTGCCATCATTGTATGTTAGAGACACTGTAAGACCTGTGCTGTCAAATAATTCGCCCTGATAGTACGTGGTCTTATCTGGCATTTTTGACACAGTAATTCCGGTGACATATTTGTCAACAAATTTCTCATAGCTAACTGCCTGTGATACACCTGCGTTCTTTACCAGAATCGAAACCGGAACCGTAGAAGATACGGAAAGAGTTAGGTTTGTTGTGGTTTTACCGTCAGTAATTGACGATGTACCGGTGTATGAACTGCTTGTAGGTCTCTGGACAACATTGATAAATAATGTCTGCCCCTCTATCAAGAATACTTCGTATTTCAGCGCATATGATGAAGATGTGCTTGAATAATATACATATCCCTCAACCCTGATTTTAAGGAATCTTTTTCCCGACGTAAGTGTCCCTTCCTGCCGGTAAATATAATAAACCGCGCCATCCCTGCGCCAGATTTTGAGTTGTTCGGCGTTTTGCCCGAATCCGATGAAATTGTTACCAGAAACATATATAGTACTGGCAGTCTTTCCTGCATAGGTAAACCAGTCAACGCCCGTGACACTAACTACATCATCGTCGTGCTTCTTGTTGTTAACAATAGCGGTCATCCCGGTCGTTGTATCCAATAAACTGTCAAAAGATACTGTATCTGCCATAATCATCCTCCCGTCTATAAAATAAAAGAGCACATGAGCTGTGGCACCCATGCACTCTGGTTGTTAGTATTCGATCAGTGCGATTCGGATGCTTGAATAAAACACCATCCCTCTTTTTTTATCAATTTCATTGATTGTAAAGTCAATATCTGGAACATATATTTTTGCATTCGTATATGTATTTGTTTCGTCATTCCAGTAGGTGATGTTTGCTTTACGCTCTTGCTTATTGATAATTGAGGAATTCATTACATTTTGAATTTTTATTTTTTCTTCTAGGGTTAAATCGTCAACTGTTTCAAATTCTATCTTTGTACGATAATGCGGGAGTGTGTCCCTGTGCAAATATCCTTTCATATCTGTCCACGGATCATTTTCAAGTCTTTGATTCGGTGTGCTTTTCCATGTTGCTCTTTTGATAAATTCATGTGGAAATTCTTGGGTCCCGAATTTTAATAGCCATCCCTGAAAATTCCCTGAACTAAATTCGCTCATGTGCTCACCTACCCTTCAAAGATCCCGAAGCCTGTCCGGTTCCTGTATTGTCCGTTCTGATCGCGAAGCCAGCGGATAAATTCATTTCCGTCAATATTCAATACGATATACTGAGGCGAACCACTACCGCCATTTCCAGATTCTTTCAAAGCTTCCATCATTGCCTGTTTCATCGTCGACAATGGAGATACAACCTCTGTCTCACGCTTGTTATCACCGAGGATTGCTGCAAACTCTCCGGCGTTTCGTGGCACAACTGTACCTTTTGCCAAGTACGGAATCTGTGGCGCTGTCATTGTTGGAATGCTGAATCCCCAAGTGTTTCCACCTATTCCAGGAACCCATCCAGGAACTTTGATTTTCATCTTATTAAGAACTCCAATTGCGGCATTGACGCCAGCAATAATTCCTCTGATCATTCCGTTTATCAATCCGATTACGCCATTAATGGGAACTTTTGCGATTCCCACAAGTGCTTCAAATACATTCTTGAATATATTTTTTACATTGTTCCATGCTTCTCTCCATCCATTCACGAAATCTGTTTTTACCCAGTTTATAAGAGATTTGAATTTAGATACGATAAAAACTACTTTCTCTTTTATAGAATCCGACAATATAATTACTATATTTGACACCTTTTCTGTTAACGAGTTCCATTTATTTACAAACCCTTCTGCAAATGACCGTGTTTTTTCGCCTATCCAGTCAAATATGTTCCCGAAGAATTCTTTTATGGAATCCCAGTTTTTCACGAGAAGAACACCAGCTGCAATTATTCCGCCTATTGCCGCTATAATAAGTCCTCCTGGTCCGATTGCTGTTGCAATTGCAGATATGCCTCCAAGTATTCCACCAGAGCCTGTCATAAGTGCAATAAGCCCTTTGATGGCAAGTCCCACATTGCTGATACTGCTAATGATCGTAGTTATCAGCGGGATGATCTTAGCTGTTGCAAACATTCCTATAAGTGCCGCTCCGAACGCTTCGACCAGCGTCTGATGTTCTCCGAGGAAGTTTAAAAACCCTGATACAATATTAATAAGTGTAGGAACGCCTGTTTCAATCAACCACTTCAATGATGGTAAAATAATGTTGGTATATATCCATTCGAGAACGTTTCCGAGAGCTTCAATAATCGGTGCAAAGGATTTTGTGAGGTTCTTAATAGAATCCAGTAACGGATAAAAATCAAGCTTTCCGGCCCATTCCGCTGTTGCTTTTGTTATCTTTTCGATAAAATCAAGAACTTTCTGAAAAGCATTCGCTAAATTTTGAATAATTTGCGTACCAACATTATTTTTATTCCACGCTTTAGATAATTGACTTGCAATGTTTCCGATTATCTTAAAAATGTTCTGAAAAATCCGAAGCATGGTAGATAGCATTTCAGTGCCTGTTCCATTTGTCCAGACTTCCATAATACTTTTTCCGACACTCTTTGCAAGTTCAGCAAGACTGGAAAACATATACCTTGCAGCATCAATAGTATTCTTACCCTCTCTGTTCCAAGCTTCCTGAAAAGGCTTCCAGAGTTGCTTAAGTATATCAGATAACTTCTTTGCAGATTTGCTGAGTTTGTCAATCTGGCTTTCTCCTTTTGCCAATCCTCCATAATCAACCTGTCCAACATTTCCGAGGCTAATATTATCTGCCTTTACGGTAGGCGTTTTTGTCGCACCAGATATCGCATCCGCCGCTTCTTTTCCAATAACCTTTAATTCGTCAAACGGAGCAATATTCTTTTTTAGAGCCTTGGTCTGCTTATTTAACGCGCTTGTGCTGTCCTTCGTGGAATCTGTTACATTCTGCGTAGCATCAGCCAGACTATCAGCTCCATCAGCAGCACTGCCATAAGCATCTTCTGTGGCTGACAGATCAGTTCCAGCAAGTCCCGCTCCACTGGCTCCCGTCTGCCCGGATGATTTGTTTCCGGTTATCAGTTCCGTAAAGGACTTAAAGGCATTTGCAACCGTGGCAAGTTTTGCCAATAAGATATTTATCACTTTTATGACCGGAGTGAAGATGTTAATCAGTCCTTGTCCGACTGTAGCTTTCAGAGACTGAATCTGCAACTGCATTACCCTGACCTGGTTCGCCCAGGATCCGGATGTTCGTGTAAAATCTCCAGAAGCTGCTGAAAGCTGTTGCGTTACAAAATTTAATCGTAGTGCTACTTTCTCCTGCTCGGTCATGGCGGATGTTGTTTTACCGTATCCGTTCGCCAGTGCGTACTGATCGAGTGCACTTTGTGTCATAACGACACCCAAATCTTTCAGCGTTTCCGTTTCGCCTGTAAATACAGACTTTAACTTTGTATATGCCAGATCCTGACTGATGTTATAAAATGATGCCACATCACCCGTCAGCTGAGTCAACTGGGTTGACATATTATAAGCCTGTTCTTCTGTAAATCCAAAGCTCTTTGACATTGCTCCGAATGTGCCGACGTACTGTTTCGCCATTGTTTCGGAGAGTCCGGCGGATGTCATAGCACTTTTAGCAAATTCGTTGACTTTGTCTGACATGGTTGTAAATGTAACATCCACGACGTTCTGAACTTCTGCCAGATCAGAGCCAAGTTCTACACATTCCTTTCCAAATTGCGCAAGCTTACCAACCGCAAATACGCCACCGATTATCAATCCGACTTTTTTAACGGCACTTCCAAGGCCGTTAAATGACTGTTTAATTTTAGATACTCCATTTTGCACACCATCTGTGTCCATTCGAGTATCAATAATGACTGAGCCATCAGCAGCCATGTGTCCACCTCCTAACTATTTGAGGTTAAGCATCTCGTTAAGCTTATCTTTATAAGCCTGTTCCTCTTCAGAGAGACGCGTTTTTATATCAATAAGATTCTTGTTATCGTGGTAGAATTTCTTTTCCCATTTATCTAATCTTTCGCCAAAAGCTTTTTTTGATCGAATCCCGATAACTGTATTAAGCAAGCATTCTCCTGCTTCCATGAAATATGAAAAAAATGTCCACCAATGCATATAAGGTACCGCTCTAACTTCGCTATGAATTACCTTGTTTACCGCCGGAATAATCATTTCCCCGTCCTGTCCCCAGTCCATCAAGCGTGGCTTCGGCTTTCCCGAATCGTCGTCCGTCTGTCCGCAGTCAATAAATTCACAAGCCTTCTTACAAGCCTCTTCTACGTTCTCTGGTGGAATGCTTTCCCAGTCTTCATAGAGGATCTTCAGCATTACTATTTTTTTTCCGTAGTTGTCAAGATTCGGGTCGTTCTGTGCAATCAGAATATCTATAATTGCTCGAAAATCTGTCCTGATAGAAAAATCCACCCCACTGATATTTAGTGAGGTGGGTAACTCATAGGCGGTCATTTTGTGTATTTCTCCGTATACTTATCAACAGTAGCCTGCATTTTTTTCTTTCTTTTTTCAATTTCCGGCGCAATTGCTTCTGAAATCTTATCAAGCACGATATATACAAAAACCTGACCGTTTGGGAATACAGTTGTTGCGGTGATCGGCTCTTTGAATAAATCCATTGAAGCCTCATACCCTAACAGATAGTTCATTTTATCTTCAATCTGCTTGTTCAGATCCGCCATTTCTTTACTTGATGTGACCTTCTGAATACTGTCCTGCATCTGTTCAAAAAATGGTTCGATTTCCTCTGCTCTTGCTGCAACATTAATGTCGGTAGGATTTATCTTAAATGAAGAAAATACTTCTCCCTGCTTGTTTGTGAATGTAAAAAGAAGAAATCCGTCATCAATGTTTGTGTCAATTGTCTTTGCCATTTTCTACGCCCTCCTAAAAATTATTCGCTGTCAGCTGTGAATGAGCCGGAAGTAATGTCAAATTTACCTTTGACGCGCCCTCCAACGTAATTAACTGTGAACGGAATCTGATAGCCGGATGTATCACCGCCGTAGGAAGTCGGCACAACATGACAATCCTGCTTGTATGCTTCGTATTTACCGGCTGTTGCTTCTTTCCAGAGATGTACTTCAACTGCACTTGTTTTCAAATTATCGTCTTTAAGACGTTCATCAACGATCTGCTGAAGCTTTTCGAACAAGTCTGATGTGGTATCCGCATAAAACGGATCAGCGTCAGAAGAAGCTTCGTAGCCGTTATGCTTGAATGTGGATTCTCCGAGAATGTTTTTAGATGTTTCAGTATCTGGATTGAGTTCTACATTGTACTCTTCCAGATCTTTTCCAAGACGCTCATATTTCGGTGTCAGCCCTCCGCAAAGAGAACCGGCATCAATGTAATGAGCCATATATTTACGGTCAATCTTGCCTGTAACTGCCATAGAAATGTCCTTTCTGCCTATAATTTTTAAAAGGCTGTGTAGGTTAGCGACTATCTTCTATTGATAGCCGGTTGTTACTTGTTATATTGCTTCGTAAGTATTTTCGTAGCGCACCGACAATGGTAACAACCAATCCTGTACGCCACTCTCCTGCGGTTCTAAACCATAGGAGTTGTCACGGGTGATACGTTTTATCACTCGCCCCTGCGAAAGCTCTGGAAACACATTTAAACGCGTCTCAGAGCCATTTATAATAACTGGTTCCCGGCATATCCATTTACCGAGATTGTCAAGGAACTTCTGAACAGATAGTTTCTGCCTTTCTTTGTCAGATGCTGTGCGATATACCACGTAAAATGGGTACTGGCATACCTGGTGCATTACGCCACAAACATCTTCTTTTTCTGAATAAATCAAAGCTCCATTATCTGCCGAGAACGCAATTCCTGATTCCTTGCCAAGTTCTTCAAACTTGATTGTTTCATTTTCATACAGTCCCGGATACTGGTTCAGAAGTGCTTTCATGGCATCTGTCAGAATTTCGTATCCGGTTGCGTCTTTTCCGATAGGTTTATCTGCTATGCCTGCCACCTCCTGCCTGTGCTTTTACTTTGCGAACCCATGTGTCACCATATTGCCGTTTAGCGGCATCAAACCACTTTGCCTGTGCCCGTGGGTGAGCCTGTTTGGTGTATTCAAGATTTTCCTTTGCGGCTGTCCGACCAGAAAACTGACTAACGAGAACTTTCTTTGCTCCACGTCTTGCGTAGGGACTTCCAGTTGCTTCATCAACCATTCCTTTCCCCTCGTACAGAAAACGTCCATAAGGAGCCGCCGCCGCGCATACTTTCCCAGTTCCTTGTAAGGATGTACTCTCAACTCTTGTTCGGTTGATAAAGTCCCCTGTAATCATCGGCATAAACGGCACCATACTGTCCATAACCATTCCATCAAGGAGATACTGGGCTTCTTGATACTGCCTTGAGAACCTGTCCATATTCAGTTTGATTTTCATATCTCCATCGACTATGGAGAATCCTTTGAAATGATGAATTTTACTCATATCACTTACCCAAAATCTCAAAGTGTGGAATCAGTGTGTACGGACCGCCTACACTGGTAACCTTAAACACGTTATCCTTGTTCTCGTTCATGTACTGGTAGAATCCGTTTCGATAATCACCATCAGTTACTGCTCCACCAGTCCATTCACCCTCCCAAAAGAATGATTCGTCCGAGAATGTGATAGTATCTTCCAGAGCATTGTTAATCTGCCTTTTCCACTCCTTCGAAGGCACCCATGGGAGAATCTTGCCATCTTTATCGGTAATGGTTATATCACCGTTCTGAACAGCATAACGAACGTGCAACTGTGCGTTGTCAGTTGCGTCTGGTCCGTACTTTTTAAGGATTGCTCCCTTGTCCGTAATGAGATCAACGCCGGATAGCACGTGAGGATACCAGTACGCATCTCCTGTCGTGGCTGATTCGTAATAGTCAAAAATCGTCACCGTTTTTTCGTACATGATACCCTCTCCTTAATATTATTCTTTCTGCGTTGTCTGCTTAATAATCTGATTCACGCCAGTAGCCGATAATCCGTTAAACATACCGACCGCAACCGCTGTGATATAATCCGTTGCCGGGAAGTCCGGGATAACTCCCATCCCGACAGCTCCGAGAATGCCACCAATAACCGCCATGATCACTGGAATCCATTCATCAGAGATTCTTTTTGATGCTTTACAGCCCATTCCTACGATGTAGCAAATCATAACGATTGCTATACATGAGCCTAATGTTGAAATGTCCATAGCTTAGTCCTCCAGATTCACATTTTCCATAACTGCCCTTGCTTCCAGAACTGCAATATAATCCGTCATTGCTCTTACCTGCATATTGTAAGTACTTCTCGGACAAGTAGGAGTAAATGGGAGTTCTCCTTTATCCCATTTTTCAAGCATATTCGCAAGTTTCTTATATCGAATAACCACCTGCATATACTCTGCCTTAAAGCGTTCCTTGTAATCTGCACTATTCATCATTTCAACAGTCTGTTTTAATTCCATCATTTCTATCACACTCCTGCATACAATATTGGTATTCCATCATCCGTCCTTACTCCCATCAGAAGCGGCAAAGCTGTCTTAAGAAGCAAGTCGTTCGTTTTCTGTGCATCTCCGGCGGCGGCATATACCGCACTCCATTCCTTTGCACTCGCTCCAATCTGCTGAGGTGTGGCGTAGGAAATGGATTCACTGCCGGAGGATACAGAGGTTACTGCACCGGCTTTGATGTTCCCGACATTTGTGTCGGTAAGATTTGTCGAAGCCTGATTGATTGCGTTCTTCTCAGCAAGTTCAATCTGATACATTAATTCAGCTAATGAACAAACTGCCTTTTTGATGCGCTTCTGTGAGCGTTCATTTGTTGGCAGCCCATCCACCAGTCTATCAAACGTCATTGTGTCCACAAAATCACTGGCTCTTTCTGCCAGTCGTGGAAAGTCAGCTTCTGGCACGACATTGCCGAATGATTCTGTATAGAATTTATAATCTGCGTAAGCCATGCCAGTTACCTCCTGTGTTTATGATTTTGCTGTTACGCTCGCACTTCCGGCATTCAGTGCCTTGTATGTTCCATCGCACTCAACTACTGTGATCTTCTGTCCGGTTGCCGCCTTGATGTCAGCTTTTCCGTCCCAAGAAGTCCAGTTCCTGAGGTTCTGTCCATATCCAACAGTTACTGCGTCTGTTGCAACTTTGTATTTGTATACGTTGTTGGAGTTTTCCTTAGCCGGATTTACAGTGATTTTTGTATCACCAGTTACTGTTCCTGCCGCAGATGTTACTGTCAGAGTACCAAGTGTTGGTGTCTCATCAATGGTGATTACTGCGATTGCGTCAATGTACTCCGCAAAAAGAGTAAGTCCCATAACTGCGAACGCTTCGGACACTGCTGTGTGATAGTTGCCCTGAGTGTGGAATCCGATCAGGTTTGTCTCACCAGATACGGTGTATACAAGTCCTGCTCTTGCGAAGTCAGATTCGTTCGGGTCTACATAGTACAGGACAATGTTCTCAACAGGAGTAGCAATAACCTGTCCTCTCGGGATTTCGCTGTCAGACAGTAAAAAGATTGTGCTGAATCCCATAAAATCCTTCATATACTGGAATCCGAACTGGTTCTGAATAGTAATCTCAGCTGCTCCGAGATATTCATATACGTCCAGAATATTCACAAATCCAACAACACCAGTCACATTTCTGTGCATCTGCTTGAATTTGTTTTCTACTCGACCCTTAGCCATTGCCAGAGCCATCTGGAATGTAGTTTCTGTGGAAGTAAGTGTACCGGTTTTCAGATAGTCGTAAAATCTGCCGGTAACATCAGTCTGAAGCTGGAAAAGGAATTCATCATCAGTCATCTGAACGGCGTTCTCATAACCGTGGTCCTTGATTGCTTCGATAGATACAGCCTTTGCGTACTTTTCGATAGTCATTTCCGCATAGGTCTTTTCTTTTACGGTAAACTTGCTGTAAGGGATTTCCTCACCCTCACCAACATTTCCACGCTGTAAAGTACCCTCTGCGTATTTGGACTTGAGTACAGCACCCGGCTGCTTTTTGATAGGTCTCATGATACCCAGAATCTCACGCAAGTGTTCCCAGTTTCTTTCGAATCTGGTAACAAAATCAATCTCACGTGCCGTTACCTGGATATCATTAGCCATAATAAGATTTGTTTTTGCTGGCATAAAAAATCCTTTCTACCCATAATTGTTAAGGTATTGGGTTAGCGGCTATACTCTGGTGTATAGTCGGTGTAAAAATCACTGGAATAACTGGATATTCTGAGCAATTGCAGCCTGTCTCTCGGACGGGTCTTTGATCGCTTCGATATCTTTTTTGGTCATACTTCCCGGTGTCTGCTGCTGTCCAACGTGAGTGGTAAATCTTGCCTGGTTCTGCTGAGCCTGCTGCTGAGATTCATCCACAAAAGCGGATGCGTCAGACTGCTTCATCTGCTCGATCAGATCGTTCAGTCCAAGGATTTTACCGTCTTTCAGTTTTAATCCAGCTTCTTTGATGTCTGCCATGACTGATTTCTTTGCAGCCTCACTGGAAAATTTAACATCATCGAGTGCTGTTTTAAGTGCATCTGAGAAATCACGGTCATAGATTTTTGCGTTGAATTCTTTCTCTGCATCTGCCGCTTTCTGTTTCCAAGTCTCTAACTCGGTTTTAACATTTGCCGGGTCGATACCGTCAAAACCTTTCAGGGTCTCTTCTGCTGCTTCAGCACGTTCTTTCCAGTCATCACGTTCACCCTCGACTTTCGACAGGGTTTTTGCTACTTCCTTAGCATTTTTGTAATGCTCAGAGAGTGCTTTCTTCACATCTGCCTGTTTATCTTCCGGGATTTCGATTCCAAATGATTTTAATGTGTCAATAAGTTTCTGCATAACATCCTCCTGGTCGTGTTTATTGACCTGCCGCCGCAGGTAAATGGATTAAGCCAGTTAGACCACTGGCAGGGTAATGGAATGAGAGGACTTGAACCTCTGACGTCAAGAATTCAGCATCTCCGCTCTTCCTACTGAGCTACATTCCACATAACCCGGATTCCCGGGTTAGCAAGGTATTTAACGTGTTATGCCTACCACGAGTTGTTTCGGATATTTATTCTTTTTTTAAAGAAAAGCATGAATAACAAAAACCTTAATCAAGGAGGTGAGCCATCTTGCGTGCCAGACGGCAAATACGCACGACAGGATTCGAACCTGTTTAACTTTCCATTAAAGCGTGCGCACCAGCTACTAAATTAAAGAAAGGAGGATTAAAACGAAAATGTCAAAACAACCGTTTTACTTGTGCTTCCTGCTGCACAATTACATTATAACAGATTTCTTTTAACTACCTCTCTACCACTTTTGTGTTTTTAGAGCATATCACGGAGTTTTTCTACGTATCTCTTGACAAGATCACGTTCTTCCCGGCACTCTGCATCCTTGGACATATCACTCATTTCTGTAGTAAGTTCGTCCAGATGTTCTTCCAGGGCGGCGAGCATCTTTCTTTTGCAGTCTTCAGACTTGCCGGAACGATAGCTCTGTTTCTGCGCCATGTAGTCATCGTAAGCGTCTCGCCCATCAGAGCGACTGTAATGTCCTCTGACATAATGTTCACCACGTCTGGCATAAGAATTGCCTCTGTCGTAATCCGGCATCATTCTGCCATCATTTGCGCTGTATCTCCCCATGCTGTCCCGCTTTCTTCCGCGCTCGCTGTAATCGTCATTGTATCCGCCACGCATTTCATCAAGGACAGTGTTGTAATATTCCACTTTCTTGTCCCAGTACTGCGTATTCTTGATATCTTTATACATATCAATCAGTTTATATGTCATTTCCAGATTTCCAGTGGTCAGTCCATTATCAGCGATTTTGGAAAGTTCATCTTCGATTCTTGCGCATAAATCTTTAATATCTCTCATAATCACACCTCCTACGCTTCTCTGGTCACAACAATGTTTGCATTTGCAACAGAAACAGCCTGATTGCTTGTATTCTCTACTGCGATGTTAACGCAACATCCACGAGGTACATCAATATAAATGCCAGAGGACACATTGTTGTACTGATCTACTGCTGCTGGTGTGGAAATCATCTGTGAAGATAATACAGGTTCGCCAGAGATTGCAATAGCCAGAGAAATAGCTCCGACAGTACCGCCTGTTGGAATTGCGATATTGCCAGAAAAATCCACGAAAAATCTTGCTTTACACTGATTAGTAAGTCCTCTCAGCGTAATGATTCCACTTCCCTCTCTGTGCTGAATGCAGTTAGAGCCTTTAACTGCTGTGTTTGAAAATACTACATTCCCTTTTGCTGCTACGGTCTGAGCAGCTACATTTGTAAATTCTGCCATAAAAATACTCCTTTCATATCACAAAAGGACAGGTCTCAGCCTGCCCCTCTGTGTAAT